TATGGGCACCTGGTGCCAGGTGCAATGAGTGGGATCGGGCAAATGAAGGACGAATTAATTGCTCCTATTCCAATCAATTTAACAATATAATCTCTACAGAATATCTAAATGGAGACAACTTATGGCGTCCTATCCCAATCTGACACCGAAACAAAAAGATATCCTAATGAAAGTCATTTCAGAGTTTATGAAAGGTGGTAAGACAATTGGTTTTGTCGTGGATGCACTTTCAAAGGAATTTCCTCCAGAACAAGCCGATCTGATTGCTATTACTGAGATAACCAGAGCCTATGCGATTAGCGAGCAAAAAGAGGGCGAGAAGCTTAAGAGAGAATGGAAAGATGTCCCGGTGGTTAAGACCTGGACCACCAATAACGATTTTCTTGTATGCCCTATATGCAGGGAGCTGGATGGCAAGGAAGTAGAAATCGATGAACACTTTGCCAATGACATTTTTATACCCCCTGCTCATCCAGGCTGCAGGTGCTGGATCAGCGCCAGCACAGCATTAGCTAGATTGTAGTAGCGATCCTCTTATAATCGCGCACAGATCGCGCACAGTATCTTAAAATGCAACCAGAAATGAGGCGAAATCCTATTTCAGCTATTAAATTAACGAAAAACCGCTTGATCAAGCGGTTTATAGGGGAAAATGCAGTATTTATTGTGGGCGGAATAGGACTCGAACCTACGACCTCCTCTGTGTAAGAGATATACCATCGGGAAAAAAGACCGTCCAGTTAGTCCAGCACCTACATTTGGTTGTAATAAGTCCAGTTTCCCGCCAGATATGGGGGTTAGACTGTCCAGCATGTCCATTATTACCATACTGTGTCAGGACATCTGCACCCAAACTGCACCCGATCTGCACCACAGTATGAAGCGAGGAGAGGCGACCCGGATAGATTTGAACAATCAACTACTTGATCCACAGACATCACTGTCGTTTTACGTTTTGGGCTGGAAGAGCGTCCAGTAAGTCCAGCACCTATATTTAGTCGTTGCATATACAATTGTCGGACCGAATTTGGCGGTCGAACTGTCCAGCACATCCATTATCGCCATACTGTCTCAGCATATTTGGACCAAAATTGGTCCCAAATTGGTCCCAAATTGGCCCACAGTATGAAGCAAGGAAAGGCGACTCGCAGAGGGGGATCTAGGGACATTTTGATATAAATAGGCGATTGGTAGACCGCCTCTCATATGTTTACTAGCCAATCCATTTCTGCTTCAGAATCAATAGACGTTAGATCATGGGTGACTCGCTTGATTGCTTGAACTGCTCTTGCCGCATCCTCGTACCAAAGGAAATCCGAACTCTGGATATTTTTTACATCAACTTTTTTCGACTTGTAGTGAACTAGTTTATTCCGCCGGGTTACTAGCCAAATGAGATCTTTCATCGCCATTGATCCCGGATCGAGCTGTTTTCCGATTACTACTTTGGGGATAATAATCCATTTGGCGACCAGGTCAAGCTTGTCGAGATAGTTAGAGAAATAATTTCTTGAAAGGCGCATAATACCATAGTGATTAATATATGCTTCGAGCGTTAACGCTGAGAACACGACAACGATAATAGCAAGCTGGCCAATCTCATCGTTCTTTGAAGCGAGAATACCCACATCATGATCAGAAACCTCCTTCCCTTTGAGGCTAGACTCAAATTCGTCGTGCTCTTTCTTTAATGCTTTTATCCTAGCAAAGTTCTCCATCACAAGTGCGAAGTAACTATCATGACTTGTCCATGCGACTGTCAAAGGTTCCATTGTCACGGTCTTTCTGTCAACAGCCCAACCTATTCGCTGAACTATTAACCTAAGGGTATAACATTATCAATATAAATCCATAAAACCAAAACGGCTCTTGGTGTCAATCAGGGAGAATCTAAAACATTAAATTCGCTCTGAGATCCCTCCTCCTTTTTTACCCTCCCAGCCTTTCTGAAAGTCCCATGTGCCGGAGGCATTTGGATCTGCTCTCCATCAAACAGTTGCTCTATCGTAAGGATCTGAATTTTGGGATAGTCCTTTTGCCAGAGCTCGGAACTGTAATATCCTGCAGATAATGCCTCTTTATTCATCTCGCTTGTAGGTTGTTCGAGTGTGATAAAAACGCCAATGGCTGCGTTTTCACGATCGACTGTGCCATGCAGATCTCGCATGTCCCCGGCTTTGACGTGCCCACTCTTGACTTGTACCAGAACGCTTTTAGGCATGCCTGAGGGGTCGTCGATAAAGTTGATCTTACCATCAACACCTAGATCCTTGCCCTTCTTACCTCGTTTATCGCCTTGCTCTCCGCCTAATGGCATAGCCCCGATCAAGCCAAGTGCCCACCATTGGAACTGGTAACGGTTATCAGTTGCCAGTTGTTTAGCAGAGTTTAGATCAACTGGTTCACCTATCACCTGGTAGTCTTTTCCTGGAGAGATATTAAACGCATCCTTCAAACGATACTTCTGTAACGAAATCGCCAGGTAGGTTATGTCAATACCAACCCAACGGCGGTTAAGCTTTTGTGCTGCTGCAATCGCCGTTCCGCAGCCGCAGAATGGATCAAGTACCACATCTCCAGGGTTGGAACTAGCTTGAATAATGCGCTCAAGCAGAGAGGAGGGTTTTTGGGTGGGGTAACCGAGACTCTCGTTACCAAGTGCAGGTGGGATATCGGACCAGAAATCTTGAAGGGGGACCCCTGGCATTTCATCGAAATAACGTTTATAGTTAGGCATTCCTGCAGCTGTGTAGTAAATCCGGTCTTGGCGGGCGAATTCTTGCATATTTGCCAATGAATATGCCCAATATCTGCCGTGGTACGGTGGCATGCCTTTGTACTCCCATCCAGCCTGTGGGGAAAGGTATTCGTTTTCTAGATCTGCCTGCCATTCTACAGAATGAAGTGGTCGTTTGATCCGCCAAAGATATCTGGTATCACCCCCTGGTTTAGCACCTGTAAGATTATCTGTCCGAAATCGTCTCCCTGAGGTTGGATCTATATGACGGTAGAACTGGGTTACATAAGATTCGTCGTAAGGGGTGTAGATTGTGTTCCAGGTGTAGTCTTCCGTTTTAGTGTAGTAAAGGATGACATCGTGGATATGCCCATGCAGGCGGCGACCCTGTTTTGCATCGGAGTGAGCACTGCTGCGCTTCCAGGAGATTTCACTACGGAAGTTTTCAAAGCTGAAAATTGTATCGGTGATTATTTTCAGATAATGACTGGCTGTTGGATCACAATGCAGATATAGGCTGCCAGTTGGTTTCAGGACCCTTTGTAGCTCTACCAACCTGGCTGTCATCATCGCCAGGTATGCCATCATCTGGTTCTCACCGATGAAACTATGTAACGCCCCGATCATATCTGAAACAAGGGCAGGAGCGTTCTGGATGATTTCATGGTAAGTACGGGATGCAGACTTGTCCCAATGCCAGGTGTCATCAAAGGCTGAGATCTGAGCTTCGCTTTCCCGCCCTCCTTCGTCGCTGAATAGTACGTTATAAGAACGGTTGGAATTAAACGGGGGATCCAAGTAAACCAGGTCAATACTTTCATCAGAAAGGTACTCCTGCAGGATTGGCAAGTTATCGCCGTAAAATAACACATTTTCGTTTATAGGTTTGGGCGCCATTTTGTATCTCCGTATGGTGTTATTAGTATAAAGCCAAAGACACAAAAAGGGAAATCAAAAGGTCGTCCAATTCTTTAACATTTCTCGTAAATCCCCAAAAATGCCTCTTGACAATCATGCTACTATTGCGTATAATAGCAAATATACGCAATACTATTTTCAACATCTTAGGAGGCTCACCATGTCCAAAAAATTAGCAAAACGCACAGTCACAATACTAGTTCCACCCAAAGCTGACAAGCAAACCCGCTCACGCATGGGAATGTTCGCCGCCTGGCTGGCAAGGACCCGCACAGACTGGAAGTCGCCCGACCTGGCTGCTTACCGTGACCACTTACTCGAAAAGAACTCCCCAGCTACAGCTGCAGCCCACCTATCAACCATCCGAAGTCAATACCGGAGGATCATCTCGGACAACACCACCCGTGAAGGGTTGTATGGTCTAGCACCCATCGAGGCGAGTCCGAGCGATAAAAAAGCTTTCGTTGATGAAGTCTTGATCCGCTTAGAAAATGCAATCAACCCGAGCCACTCGAAAGTGACCCAGATAATCCACCAGGATCAACCTGACTCAGCCCATATCCGGCTGAGCAGGAAGCAGGCTGAATGGTTGCTCAATGCACCTGGCGTGGACAACCTCCAGGGTAAGCGGGATACAGCGATCATCGCACTGCTTCTATGCACCGGCATACGGGAAGCCGAATTATGCGCTCTGGATGTGGAGGATCTCCGCCAGGAACTGGGAGGGGAATTAGCCCTCCATGTACGCCAGGGGAAAGGTTGCAAGGAAAGGTTGGTCCCCTATGGCGACCTTGATTGGTGTCTGGTAGTGGTTGACGCCTGGCTCAAATTGGCAGGGATTTCAGATGGTGCAGTATTCCGGGGTTATCACGAAGGGTTCAAGGTCCAGCGTGGCAGGCTGTCGGTAAGAGCAGTCGAATACATCATTCGCTCTTATCCTATCTGCAGTAATGGTCAAAAGGTGACCGCTGCCCCCCACGACTTACGAAGGACCTATGCACGCAGATTATTCGAAGCCGGTACCCCGATGCTGGCCATCCAGCAGAACCTCGGGCACGCCAGCTCAAAAACAACTCAGGGATATATCGGATCACTCGATGCCTCCACCCGCCGACCTGGTATGATTTATAGCTTTGACCTGTCAAAACTGGAAGGGTAAACAAAATCTGACCCGATTTAAATTTTGAAAACCTATTTTAATGTCCTTTTATGTCCTTTTATGTCCCTTTCAGCCCTTTTTATTTTGTTTTTAATCGCCTTTTCTTGCCTTTTCGTGCCCCCCTGTACCATTTACATTTGATTTTATGTGCCTTTTAGTGCCTTTTAGTGCCTTTTAGCGCCTTTTAGCGACCTTTTAACCCCCCCCTACGACTAGATCACCACGAAATAAACCGATTTTATGTGACTCTTTCCGACTCTTTCCGACTCTTTTCGACCTTTTAAGCCTTTTTATCGTGCTTTTATACTCCTATCCACTCCTTTTTACGCATTTTTATCGTACTTTTTCTCTCCTTTTCACTCATTTTTCATCTAAATATAAACTTTATGCTACTTTTTGCGTCTTTTTTATTGTATTGTAGATAAATAAAACCACGTCCATATCTGCTTTTTTCTGCCCTTTCACTCCTTTTTTACTTCATTATAACCCTTGACAAAATGTGTACCAATCTGGTACACTATCTATATAAATACAGGAGGCTACAAATGAACTCGTCGCTTACAACCATAATAGGAACTACCGGAACTAAAGGAGGTAGCGGAACTTCATCCCCCGATCAAAGGATCAAAGCTTTACAACCCAAAATCAACCTGATTGCCAGGAAATTCCATCTCAGCGACCAGACCTCCGAAGATATTTCTCACACCATGATCGAGCGCCTCCTGACCAGGTGCGCCGAGGATCCCGCTTTTATCGACCGGGATGACGGTTACTGGCTCCGCTATGCTAATTGGATGGGTTACCATATCTTACAGAAAACCGTCATTTATAACCGATTTATCAACAGCGAAGATCCGACCAATGACGAACAGGTAGACCCATACGAGCTGTACGAGTGGGCGGTCGATCTTGCCCCGGAATCCAATCCAGAGCTTGCTTACGAGCTTGCAGAGCTCAGAGGGGTGATCGAAACCCTTCCCATTCACAACCGCAGCCTGGCAGCCTTGCTGATGATCGGTTACACAAAAGCTGAAATAGCTTACAAATTTGGCATTTCCCGGCCGGCTATCTCCCAAAGATTGAGCACGATCCGTAAAAACTTAATCCCCGTTATGTGACAAAAGGACATCACCATGACCCCCAAAAAGCATCTTCACATCCGAATTAGTGATGAAGGCAGACGCCAACTTGACGAGCTGTGCCAACGATTGGGCGATACCCAGGAGGGCGTGTTTATGCTTGCCCTCGACCGGCTTTACCGGGATGTTTCAGTCACGGACGACCTGAAGGAGATCTTCGAGAAAGGCATTTTGGTTGACGGGCGCTGCGTGGTGATCGAATTGGATGACTGCCCAGAGAAGCCACCAGAGAAGCCAATGTAGGGCAACGAGGGTGATCAACGAGACTGAGATCGAAGATTTTTTAGCTGAGCGCAACCTGAGCTCCTCCACCGAATTTTCTTATGGGCTATATCTACGACGGTTCACTGAGTGGCTGGATGAAACAGGCCAAGACCCCAAAACGGTGACGGTCCGGCAGGTCAAGACCTGGATTGAGCAAAATAAGTGGGGCAACAGCACGGCTTACCAGAACGTAACGGCGATAAGGCTCTTTTCGATCTGGCGTTTCGGTGAAACTCATCCCTTGTCAAAGCTGCGCTTGCGGCTCCTGGATCCCGGCCCCCAGCCAGCCTTGACCACCGCCCAGGCTGAGCGGTTGCTGGTGAGCCTAGAAAATTCCGTCCGCACCCCAATCTTTGAAGCAATCCGCCTGCGTGACATGGCAATGATCCGGCTGGCACTTGATACCGGATTGCGTGGCTCCGAACTGGCACGACTGGACCTTGACCACCTTTCAACCTCACAAAGGACCCTTTCAGTCCTGGCTAAAGGTCCAAAATGGAGGCACCCTGTTTTTTCAGCCCGTACAGCAGCTGCATTGGATGCGTGGCTGTTAGTAAGGGAAAAATATACCTCCCCAAAGGTCACGAGGGTTTTTATCGGTCTCAAGAACGGGAAAAGAGGCCAACCGATGACCAGGTTTGGGATCCGGGAAATGATCCATAGGAGAGGGCAGACGGTGGGCCTGGAATTGACGACCCACGATCTCAGGCGCACCTTCGCCACAGAAAGTCTTAGAAATGGAGCATCAACCAGGCTTGTTCAAGTACAAGGCGGGTGGAGTGACATAAGGTTGGTTGAGCGATATTCCCAAAGCCTGACCCCGAGCGACTTTGATGATCACTTTTTTGTGTAGGAATTTTACTAACTTTTGGTATCACGGCGTGCTATAATTACTTTACAATTAAATAACAGCACGAGGTAACTTCCAAAGTGTAAACCCGTAACAAATTGCTCGGGTCTCTTTGGGCGTTACCAAAGCTTAACTGAGGATCGACCCGGAGCATACTCGGATCGATCCTTTTTTATTTATCGAAGGGAGCTGAAATGAAAGCTGGAACAAAATATCTAAGTTTTACCCTCCGTCTGTCTGAAGATGATCGGAAATCGCTCGATCAGATCTTGACTGGTTTTTCCCTGACTAAAGCCGAAGCGGTTAGGACAGCGATCAGGCTGACAGCTAAACTATTTGCTAACAACACACCGTCTGAAAACTTATCTGTACAAACCCAAAGGGGGAGTGTCATAGAGGTACAGCACGAGCAAGAGTAACCTGATCATCAGTAATTCTTCTGACAATAAATACTTTAGACAATTTTCTATTAGAAAGGACTAGAGAAAATGGCAAACGAACAAGAACAACTTCAGCAAGCAACTGACAACCTCGAACGGATCAAGACTGACTGCAAGGTCCGAATGAATGCTCTCCAAGCTCACCTTAAAGCTGCCACCTATGAAGGGCAAAAGGCTGAGATCCAGCAAGATATTGATCAATTGAAAATTGTTTTCGATCGAGCGATTGAGCGAGCCGAAATCAACCAGACAAAGGCTGAGGCAGAATACCTGGTCCAGAAATCCGCCCAAGATGCCGGATCTGCCAAACTACGTGCAGATCGGGAGGAGGAAATCAAAAACAATGCCCTCCGTGAATGGGTACGGGCCGGTGGAGAACCAGCTCAGTTTGAATCAGCCTGGCCATCAATCCGCCAGTCTGTTCTCAATGAGCGAGTGATCAATGCCCTAGTTGGTCAACAAAAGCCCGACCTCTCGATCAAATTGTAAAGATTTGCCGATGTTCAATCATCCTGCCGTGTTGTTCAGCTTTTTTTAGCCGTGTTGATGTGATTAAGTTTCACTTTTAGGTCATAAGGGTACCAAATAAGGTGAATTGATGTCGGAATTATATTCAAGGGAAGCAGAAGAAGCCCTGATCGGCTACGTCCTGGTAAACCCCGACCGCTTCAGCGAGGTCAAAATCAACCTGGACGACTTCGAGATCCAACACCACCGTTGGATCTGGAACGCTATCGACCGGCTGGCTGAAGCGCACACGGAGATTGACAATATCACTGTGGCAAACCAGCTTGAAAGCGACGGGCACCTGGCAGGAGTCGGCGGACCATCCTACCTGGCAAAGCTAATCCAGCGAGGGTCGGAGTATTACAACGCCCCCGAATACGCCATGATCATCAAGCAAAGAGCCGCCAAGCGGAAAAAGCTGGAACTGGCAACCAGGCTAGCAAAAGGCGAAGATATCATCGCCGAACTCGAGACGTTGCAGGCACCACCCGAAACCGAGAAAACCCCCTCCAGATGGTCAGTGACCGACCTAATGGATACAGACTTCCCCACTCCACAATGGGCGATCCCCGAGATAATTCCTGCCGGTCTAACGATCCTGGGGGGACGCCCGAAGATCGGCAAAAGCTGGCTGCTTCTCCAGGCAGCCTGGGCAGTGGGTAGCGGTGGGATGTTCTTGGATCACAAGGTGGAAAAGGGTAACTCCCTTTACATCGCCCTGGAGGACAGCCCCCGACGCCTAAAGGAACGTATCAGCGCTATGGGGATTGACCGGCATGCAGCGATCACATTTGTGAACGTCTGGCGCCCCCTCCACAAAGGCGGATTGGATGACCTGCTGCTTGAACTAGAAACCAACCCCTACCGCTACGTGGCGATCGATACCCTTACTCGAGCGCTCCCTGGAGTGGATCAGAAGAACGACCAGGGAGTGATCGGCGAAGTCTTTGACGCCCTCCAAAAAATGGGACAAAAGCGAAATATTGCCATCGTGCTCGCAGATCACACCCGCAAACCGGCTGGAATGGCTGCGGATCCCATCGACGACATCCTTTACTCGACCGAGAAAACGGCGATCGCTGACGTAATCCTGGCAATCTACAAGGAGCAAGGCAAACCTGGTGCCCGCCTGCTTGGACGTGGGCGAGACATCGAAGAAATCGGTTTCAGCCTGGTGTTTAACACCCCCACCCGCTGTTGGCAGCTTGAAAGCGCCACGATCACCGAGAACCACGAAAAGATCATCGCCACTCTGGTAGCCCTGGGACGCTGCAAGGCAGACGACATCGCCAAAGCAATCGGTGAGAACCGTGGCAACACTTACACCCGGCTCCAGAAACTGGCAAACGAGGGTCTGATCACCCGAATAGAAATCAGGGGGGAGGTCTTTTATGCTCCCCTCCCCTAAACACCCCCTAATCCACCTAATCATCCTAAGCATAGGTAAGCAGACTAATCAACCTAATCACGGAGGATCTTCCCTTGAGTGCTTAGGCTGCTTAGGCAGCCCTTCCGGCTTTCCAGCCATTTTTACGGCTAGAATTGGCATGCTTAGGTGGATTAGGCACTTCCCTCTGGAGAAAGGATCACTGACCTAAACATACATTTTCATAACCTATAAATGGAGAGAAACAGTCTCGAATAAGGTGAATAATGGCAGATCTACCCGACCCTGGAAAAAATACGAATAACCTGCTTAGGGCAATCGACGTCGCCCAAAGGCTGAATATATCCCGGTCCCTGGCATACCAGTTAATGCAGTCAGGCGAGATCCCCACGGTCCGGATCCGCAATAAGATTGTCAGGGTGTTCGAACCCGACCTTGATCAATATATACTCAATTCCCGCACAGCCAGCCAAGTGTGATTGTTCAATCAATGCTAAAATGATTATGAACAATCGCACCTTACCAACTGAATATGCGGGTCGCCTTTCCTTGAAACTGTAAAAGGAGTAAAGGAATGACGAGACGACGAGGCAACAACGAGGGGAGTTTACATCCGAGGGCTAATGGCACCTGGCGTGCCCAGGTAACTGTTCAAGGGCGCAGGATGAGCTTTACAGCTAAAACCCGCCGTGAATGCCAGGAATGGATCAAGAAGACTAGCGTCCAAATAGACAACGGCATGACATATGACAGCACCCGGCGAAGCCTGGCTGATTATCTCAATAGTTGGCTCACGAGTGAACGATCGGTCATGCGACAATCTACCTGGACTCACTACAACCAGCTCACCCGATCTTATATAATCCCGAGTATAGGTCAGATCACACTTAAGGACTTGCGGACCGAGCACGTCCAGGGACTTTATAACCGATTGATCAATCAAGAAGTCGGATCTTATACGATCCTGAAGGTACACACCCTACTGCACAGCTCGCTTAAGCTGGCTGTCCAGACGGGCATGATCGGGCGCAATCCGGTAAGTTACGCACACCCACCTAAAGAACCAACTAGTGAGATGGCTATCCTAAACGAAAGCCAGGTCAGTCAATTTCTAGTATCGATCATCGGGCACCGATGGGAGGCGCTTTTCCACCTGGCAATCGTCACTGGTATGAGACAGATGGAATTACTCGGGTTGAAATGGGACGACCTTGATTGGATCAGGCAAACGATCAAGGTCGAGCGCCAGCTAGCCAGACCTGACAAAACAGGTGTGCGTTTCTTAGGTCCAAAGACCAGGTTTGGAAGAAGGACGGTTTCACTCGGGGAAAAGACCACCCTGGTAATGCGAGATCACTACGAACGCCAACAAGCAGTACGGCAGGCAGCCGGGGAGAAGTGGGTAGAGCATGGGTTGATCTTCACTAACTCAATTGGTGGACCAATCATCCCCCGCAACCTCCTAAGAGATTTCTATAAGTTGATCAAAGCTGCAGGATTGCCCAGGATACGATTTCACGACCTACGGCATACAGCAGAGCCTCTCTGATGCTCAATAACGGCGTAGCAGCCATTGTGGTGTCCAGGCGCTTGGGGCACTCCAAAGCTTCAATCACCCTCGATGTGTATGGTCACTTGATCCCCACCATGCAAACCGAAGCAGCAGAGCTTATTGACGAGCTCGTGACGCCAGTAGAACTGCACCCAATTGCACCCGATTTGCACCCGATTATAAAAATGCAATAATACCTGAGGGGAAAACCCAGGTTGATGCTCAAAATAATAAAAATTCCGTGTGATCACACGGATTATGGGGGAAAATGCATCAAAAATTGTGGGCGGAATAGGACTCGAACCTACGACCTCCTCTGTGTAAGGAATAGGTTACCAGAATTAGAACATATATCCTACACAAAATGCCTATATATGGTATCATTTGTGTCTAGAGTAGCATATATTGGGTGTCAGGTGAGCTAAAAATTAACATATGCGACATAATTAACTACAATTTGGTCACGGATTGGTCACGACACAGATTGAGTTAAAATAAACGCTCCGCAGTGTATAAGCACTCGGAGCGGTGACCAGGCTGAGCGAACAGCTGGTAAGGCGGATTATATCATCACCTTTAGGGCTGTTCGCATAAGCGAACAGCTTTTTATAACGGAAAAATATATGTCTTCTGAACAGCTTACTATAGAGGATTTTGATAGAATTTTAAGTCTACGACTTAAATTAAGTCTTAGAGATCCGGATGCGATTTTAGAAGCTGATCAGATTGCTAAAAGAGCGGGATATTCTGGGCATATACCATTAGTCTTTGAAATAGATGAGATTTTAGATCGAATGGCAGAAGGGGATGATAGTGATGAAAGTTGGATAGTAATGGGGTGGACCCGTGAATTCCGTATTGCATTCGCGGTAATAATCGAGGCTTTCAAAGATTATCCCTCATTAGCGGATTTTTGTTCAAAATCACGAATAATGAAAGACTCTAGTTTATTTAGAGAATTATTTGAGCCAGGTAATAAAATCAGAGCTTATCTCGATAATAAAACTTCTGATCCATTGCCTGAACGACCCAGGGATGATGCTCCAATAGAGGATTGGTTTGATTATTATGATAAGAGGGAAGAATTAGGGGTACCATTTGGGATTAAAGAAATAGCGAAGATTAAAAAACGAAATCCTAATTATATAAATCAATTACACATGAGATACAATGCTTCGCATCATGGTAGTAAAAAAAAGGAAGAAAAAACCTAATATCGATATTATGTTCAATTTTTCATCAATTGTTTATCATACTCCCTGTGGAAAAAAACCACAGGGAGAATTTTTATGCCACGAATAGGACGTTTTACATTTGTCTTGAACGCTGAAGAGAGAGAGATGATCAGTCAGATCGCAAAGGAGCTACAAAGGTCGGACAGTGATGCAGTAAGGTTCCTAATCATCTCAAAGGCCAAAGAACTGAACGATGTAAACCTGAATAAAAATATACAGGAGGGTGCCAATGTCGGATCAATCCACTCCTGAAAAGTTGCTAAAGCCTAGTGAGGCCGCTGAAATCCTTCAGCTCAGTCAGGTACAGGTCTACAGGCTGGTCAGACAAGGCGACTTGCCGGCCGTGGTCATTGGGAAATCGGTCAGGTTCCGACTAGGTCAACTTATCGATTTCGTCGATGACCATAATGTAAATAAAAAACCGGCTGGTGGGCCGGGCGGCAATGGAGTACGATCGGGTGGAGATCATGCCACAAAATGATTATAAAGATCATGAGTTGGATCTGCAAGAGGGTTTATCAATTCAGACCCAATCAGCCATTGAGATATTAAAACGAATACAAAAACATGTGGCTGTCCTACTGTTAATAATTTTGGTGGATCCAAGGCCAGTTGGCGAAAGTCTTATATCAGGAATTTTGGGAATTGATCGTAAGACAGCCCGTGGCCATTTGAAAGGCCTATCCCAACTTAATTGTATTGCGCGCTCAGGTCACTTTGAGGGTTTTATTCTAACCCAGGGTGGACGACAATTAATTCTTCCTGTTGATTCATCATTGGGGAGAAATTCCCCATTAATGGGGAAAAATTCCCCATCATTCCCTTCTTCTTCTGCTACTACTTTAAATAGGAAGGTGGGAAAAATAGAAGGGAAAATCGAAGAAGAAGAATATTCATTGGGGAAAAATTACCCAATTATGGGTGATATTTCCCCATTGAATACAGAGATCGACACGCAATTGATGAATTTGGGAATTGGCAAAAATAAACGAGAGCAAATAATGAATTTGAATTATCTTACTCCAGAAATGATTAAAAACAAGATCGCCGATTTACGACAGCGGGGAAAATACTCGACAGGTTTACTGATTTTTTCGTTATTGAATGATCCACCTCCAGCAGCACAAAAAATCAATTCAGATCCAGAAATTTTCGATTATCTCTTACCACCTCAAAGAAAGGAAAATAATTTATCCGGATTAATTGATAATCCAGTCTGGTTTAAGTTGATCGGTGCTCTCGATAATAATCAGAAACTAAGGGGTAGCTTAGGTTCTTATTTAGCTATGTGCCAAAATATCGATTTAGATGATGAATTCATCACGTTCACCGTGGGTGACTCCTATAGTCGCCAATGGTTGAATGAGAATGCCAGGATGACCATCGAAAGAGAATTAGTCGGCGTTTTAGGTCGAAAATTGACAGTATCCTTCGAGGCGGCCACTGATGCTTAAAATCCAATTGCAACCAGGTTAATTCAAGTGAAATTCGCCATAAAAACAGATGAATTCGTCACAATTTGACGCTAATAATGCAAAAAAATTACTGGATTTGCATATAAGCTGGGAGAAGTTGATCCGAGCACGTAACAATGCTCGATTAGGTAGCCAGGTACGCAGGGAATTGGATGCAATCTATTTCAAGGCACTACCAACGATCGTTGACATCACCAAGGCGGCCGATGATTCAGAAGTGGTTAGATTGGTCCAGGTTGCTGGCAGTCTGCTAAAGTAAAGGGAGAAAGTGAAGACAATATTATGACTACCAGAGCGACGTTGACGCTGGAGGGGTTTGATGAATATCTTGAGGAGCTGATTAAATCCGGGGAAGATATCGACCAGGTGGCTGAAGATGGATTGGATGCGGGTGCGGACGTGCTTGTCGCAGGAATGCAGAGGCGTGCACCATTCGAGCGTATTCGGGTGCGGATCCGTAAATCAAGAATGGGTAGGGATGGAAACAAACGCTATGTTTACGTGGGGGTGCTGCGTGATACACCGGCGGAGGATGCAAGGATCGCCAATGTATGGGAGTTTGGCGGCAGGACTTCACCAAGCCCGAAGAACCCCAAGCGGAAACCTAGACCTGGGATCAGAGCCAGACCTTATATCCGCCCATCCTTACGACAGGATGCAAAAAAGGCAAGAGCAGCGATGGAGAATAAGTTTCAGGAATGGCTGAAGAAATAAACCAGAGATCCTCAATAATATTTGCAGGTATGGGCATGCAAAACTTCATGCATTTGGGAGTGACAAGCGGGCGGGGCGGTAGTTTTTTCCCTGTACGGGTTTGGAACCCCCCAGGGGGGGTGCAAAACTCTATGCATTTTGGGATGACTAGCGGGCGGGGCGGTCCTCTCGAAAAATCCCTGAATTTAGAAAAATTCCACAATTCAAGAAGTTTTGCATGAAATTAGGTGATTTATGACAAGAGGAAAACCACTTATTTTGAGTAGAAAACCGGGATCCGAAGTTCGGGAGGAGAGGAAACGAAAAGCGGAGGGTGCTTTTCAGGCTGGTAGCTTACCAAAGGGACCGCCGGCGGAATTAAAGGGAATGCTGACAGCTCGGAGGGCATGGCGCAAGCTAAAAAAAGCCCATGATCAGCTACCTGGACAGCTCTTCAATGGATTGGACCGGGGATTTTTAGTTGGTTATTGCCTGGCAGTGGAAGCCCGGCAGCGGGCGCTTGATCTGGAGGGGGAGGTTCGCAAGCGCTTCGAAGAGGGAAAATTTGACCTGGAGAATCTGATCAAGGTTCGGGCAGAGCTGCGCATGGCAATCAGGTTATGCTCAGATCTGGAAAAGCAGCTATACGCCTCTCCAAAATCCAGAGGCGGAGTTGATCCGGGTGCCAGGGAATTGACCCCAGAGGAAGTTATTGAGCGTGAGCTCCAGGATCTGGATTATTGATGAGGTTGGCCATGAAAAAAAACAAACGGGAATTTTATGCAAATTCAGCTGATGTACCTGATGATCCTAATCGGTATGTAATATCCAAGGAAGATCTCGAGGGGAAAGAGCTTCAAATCTACGATCGTATTTCAATTAAGCTGAAGGATCCAACACCTGATAAGCTAAGGATGCTGGCCACGTATTCCTGGTTAGCGTTTGAGTTCAAAGAATCAGCTGAAAACAAGAAGTTGGCAATCTTCATCCACCGATGCATGGTTTACGCTCGAAATCGATTAGGCATATGGAAACCCGAGCCGATCGATCGTATGGAATTGTTTCTTTATGACGGTTATGGATTTAATGAAACTTTTTTTCCGTTATACCTAGATGATGCCTGGGAGATCGCAGCAAATTAATTAAAATCTAACATTTGAAGGAGATTATAGTATGGCCATAAGCATTGAAAATTTCAAAAACGTCAAAAAGGGAGGGAAGAGCCAGGGCGGAGTAAATGTTATCCCAAATGATGACCTGGCAGAGCTGAAAGCAGACCTGGATGTGATCATAGCGGAGATCACCGCAAAACGAGCTCAACTTGCCGGGGTTGAAGTCAAGATCCGTTACGCAGAGCACGATGTCAGGCTGCATGCTAATTATCATGGTCCTAGATCTGATATCGTCTTCGCCGACCAGGCGATCGTAAGAGATCTTCAGCTGAAGAGGCAAAATCTAGCAATAGAATATCAAGGATTGGTCGTAAGACAACAAACCCTCCAATTCCAGCTCAGCGAGATCCAAAAAAAACAAGTCAAACAGCTCGCCCTGGAGGGAGATCCCGAGATTAGAGCTGCAGGAAGACTGATGCTGCAAGCTGTACAAACAGCCATAGCAACCTGTGAGGATTATTGGCAATTGAGAAAATCATTTGCTCGACCCAATCCACTTTGGCAATTTCCGTTTAAACCGCTTACAGAAAAAGCAGCGGCTGATTGGGTTGAAAAAGTGCGGAGGTGGCTGCATGATGGAAAATAATGAATTTAAATTTTGGGAGGCTGTGGCCAATACCGCCAAAAATGAAATGCTATCATTTTTCCCTGATAGTGATCCGGACAGCCAGGCTGCAGAGCGGGTTTTTGCCCTCCTAAAAGCACATGCGCCCCAATCAGCTTTTAATCCGGAAGATGTGGCTGCCTGGAGGCGATTGCTTTTGAAGGCCAGTTTACCTCCAAAGAAACAGAATCTTCTGCAGCGCCTAATTCGAAGATTGGAGATTCGGTGATGATCAAACAAGCTGAAATAAGAAATTTTCCCATGCAATGGGAACAGCGGGAGACAATACTATCCGGAGGGGGTGGAGCGACCTTGCGGGGTTATGCAGCTATATTTGGGGTTAAAACAGAAATTCTCGGGCTTTGGATTGAACAAATCGAGAGGGGGGCATTCTCAAAAACAATCCAGGAGGGAGATCCGCTCAGTCTATGGGGCCACAACACCGATCTGGTGCTCGGACGAAAGAGCGCCGGTACCCTCTCTCTTCGTGAGGATGCGAAAGGATTGGCAGTGGTGATCAGCCTGCCTGATACAACGGCCGGGCGAGATGCACTAGTCTCAGTAAAACGACGGGACGTCCGTGGTATGAGCATTGCTTTTCAAATAATCCGCCAAACCTGGGTCATGCCAGAGGATCGAAAAGAGCTGCCCCTCCGGATCGTTAGTGAAATCAAACTGTATGAAGTTAGTCCAGTTGCGTTTCCCGCGGTCGAGGAAACCAGCATAGAAGCAAATTGAGAGGAAAATCATGAAAAACCAACATTGTCAATTTGAAAATTGTAACGATAAGCCTATTTCTTCGGTGGATATCCAGGAGATTTATAGCCGGTTCGAGCTGCCGGCACAAAATTTACCTGATATTCATTGGTGTCATAAGCATGCCTTGCAATCAGCCGAGCGGGCTTATGTCCGATTATGTGGGGAAACCCGAGTAACAGATCCGGATGCATCGGCCAGGCTGGCCAGGCTGAAAGAGATCGAAGCTGAGATGAATGCGCCGTCAATACACTATCCTACCAGCTCAGCTGGCAGGTTGGCCCGGCTAGCTGAAATCGAAGCCCAGATGAATGCCCCTACCCTCGAGGAACGTGAGGCGCAGAAAAGGCTTGCAGATCTGCAAGCAAAAAGAAAGAGATTGAGCGAACTCCAGGAGCTGCAGCGTAAAAATGCCCCATTGTCACCCAGATTTTTAAGAATTAAATATCTGGAAGATCAAGGCGTAGATACTACCCTGTTTAATATTTGAACTCCGGTGTTCATATCTCCTTTGGGATCCCGGCCAGGAACTGGCCTGGCCGGTGGGATCCATTTTCGGAGGGGGTCCAGATCCACAGGGGATGTTTGCATGCAAACCAATTATTTTTGCAATAATGAGCTGAATGGCAATTATAATTCCAACAAATGAATCATACTCCCAGCCTGGCGGATATCTTCACCTCTGATCAAGAAATGCAATTAGCGATCTTACTTGCGGAGCTCATGGTACTAGGACACGGAAGCATAGAAATACTGATAGTCGATCATCGGCCTAAGTTTTTTAGCTCGAAGCGATCTTATAGGGCTGTTCCTATTGCTGATCAATCAGATATCCCCGTGGGCGGGAATGCACCTGGAATTCCCCGGGAGGTTAAACCTACTCGATGAAATCCCGTGCAGGAAGCCCCAGGATGAAAGATTCTCGCATAATGGATTCTAATATACTTGACTTATTAACAGAACGGCATATACTGGATGTTAGCTTCGAAAAAGAAGCGGTCCTGGTTATCAGCCAGGACCTGACCAAAACCATCGGTGTACGATGGAGTGGCTGAGATAATTTTAACATAAACTCCCCTCCCCGATGGACAATTCACCGGGGATTTTTTATCCCCAGAGGAGCTGAGAATGAACGACAATCCATTGGAATTAAGGAAGGCAGTGATCGAAGCAATTACTGATTATGAAGTTGAATTGTGGTCCCTGTGGTCTGAAGAATTTATTGCATCACTATCAATTCAGGCTAATGAAACTCTGATCGATTGGTTAAAAGCCAATAATGCTCCCAAAGAGGTGGTAGACATGCTCGAGGATGTTATTCTATTAGAGCGTTGTGTTAGTGGCTTTGAAAATCAAAATTTGAGCGATAATCTGGCAATGCAGCTCACTCAGGAATTACCTTCGATCACTTATCATATAGTTGAATTGGGAGGTGTTTTTTTCAGTGGGAGTAGTGAATCTCACCGGCGTGAAAATGTGATCACCTGGCAGCCGTCACCATCAGCACCACCGGCGGTGCAGCAAGATCAGAAATGATGTTATTTGCCGGCAGCTAAGATTTATAGCAGCTCACATCTCCAGATCCGGAGGGATGACCGTGGTCATCCCTCCAGATCCGGGATTATTGAAAATAGAGGCATTGAATGACTAAAAACCGATCACATGGAGAGGGCAGCCTCCATCAATTACCTTCTGGAAAGTGGAGGGGCCGGCTGACTCTTGGAGGCCGGCGGTTGTCGTATACCTCCAAATCCATCAACGAAGTGAAAGCCTGGATCCGTAAAACCGCAGAGCAGATCGATCAGGGATTAACCTACCGGGCTGCTAAAATGACCGTGGGTGAGTATCTAACCAGCTGGCTGGCCAGCTCAAAGAATTCAACCAGGGTTACTACAGCCTATCATTATAAATCCCTGTGCAATAAATATCTAATCCACGATCTTGGAAAGATCATAATAAAGGATCTCACGACCGCGCAGATACAATATGTTTATGATCATTGGGCACAAGAGGGGATCCCAGCTCACACCATCATCAAAGCGCATACGGTCCTTCACAACGCCCTGGCCAGGGCTGAAGAAACCGGGCTGATCATCCGCAATGTTTCCAGCCTGGCCAAGCCTCCGAAAGCGCCCCACAAAGAAATGCAGATCTGGAGCGATGAGGAGGTTAATAGATTTTTAGTCACTGCCAAAGATGATCATTTCTATGCTCTATATTATCTTGCTCTGGCTTACGGCATGCGGCAAATGGAGCTGCTGGGTTTAAAGTGGCAGGATCTGGACCAGGCTCGAGGGATCCTCCATGTCAGCCGGCAGCTGTCCAGATCTGGAGGCAGGATGCTCGATCAGAAAACCAAAGCTGCAAAACGGGCGATCCAGGTGGGTGCTGGCACTTTGAAAGTGCTGAATGATCATCATCAGAGGCAATCAGAGGAACAATATAACGCCGGTGCTCACTGGAAAGAGATCGGACTGATCTTTACAAGCTCCATTGGGACGCCGGTCAATTATAAGAACATGATGGATCGATCCTTCAAGCCTTTGATCCAGGCTGCCGGTGTACCGGTGATCAGGTTCCACGATCTCCGCCATACAGCTGCCAGCCTGATGCTCAATCAGGGTGTGCCTATTTTCAAGGTATCTAAGATATTGGGCCATGCCAGGCCAAGCATTACCAGCGATATATATGGCCATGTAGTACCTAATTCGATGGATGGTATTGGAGATATGATGGATGAGCTGATCACCCCGATCGAAAGTAATATTATTCTCAAAAAGGCTGAATAATTGGTCACGGATTGGTCACGGCATTTTGAGATGCAAGGGAAAATGAGACTATACACCTCTGAAATGGCAAAAACAGCTAAAATTCCGTGTGATCACACGGTTTTAGGGGGAAAATGCATCAAAAATTGTGGGCGGAATAGGACTCGAACCTACGACCTCCTCTGTGTAAGGGCTGTGGTCAAACGAAAACGACATAAATAATCGTCTAAATTGTAGTTTTTCGTCTAAATTGTTATAGAATTATGTCCAAATCGGAAGAAAATGAGC